GGGCTCGGTGCGGGTTCCGGCCCGCCGGGCGGTGGGTTCGGCCGTCAGGCGGGCGCAGGCGGGTTCGTGGCTCGGGCTTCACGTGAGGATCACAGGATTCTGATACATTCCTCGCGGAAAGGAGAGATCGTGAATCTGGAAGAGCGCTGCATCCGTGCCGCCCTGCTGAACCGGAACCTGACCCACAGCTCGTTCCGGCTGTACTGCGCCGTGGTGATCCTGCTGAAGGGCCGGAGTCAGGACGTGACCACGGGGATCTCGGTGGAGACCCTGAAGGCCCTTCTCCCGGGTGTGCGCGGCAAGCCGCTCGGCGAGGGTGCGCTGCGCGAGAACCTGCGCGAGCTGCTGGCCGAGAAACTGATCGAGGTGGCGGGACCGCACTGGTCGAAGGTGTCTCTCCAGGTCAGGCTGCTGGATCCGGAACCGCCCGGGAGCCATCTGGAGGATGTTCTGCTGAACGGGCCCGGCTGGGTACGGAGTTCCCAGTAACCCTTGTGCCGGAGCAGGGAAAAGGGTGTAATGTGGTTCCAGGAAAGGAGAACCACATGAACTCGACCGACCGCGTCCTCGCGGCAGCCCTGACTCCGGGCATCTCTCACGGCGCCTTCCGGCTCTACGTGATTCTCGAAGGTGCTGCCCGTCAGGCCGACGCCGAAGGCGAGTACTTCCCGGTCACGCTGGAGGGGCTGATGAAGCTCCACCCGGGGATCGCGGGCCGGAACGCCGGAGCGACGACGATCATCAAGCAGATCGCCACTCTGCGCAGTCAGGGTTTTCTGGAGATGCGGGCCGCGATCCACCGCAACGAGCCACGTGAGCCCGTACTGGTGAAGATCCTGGCGGCCTCCACAGTTTCTACACGGGTGGCCTCGGTGGCTAACAGTCAGTAACTTATTCGTCTCCGTCCTCGAACATCCCTGTTTCATCAGGGAGTTCCTTTCGAACGATGCGTTATCCTCCTCCAGGTCCGGTCCGCCGGGCAGGGAAAGGACGAAAGCGCATGTGTACGGATGTCGAAGATCCGCCAGAGGGTGTCGATCCGGGCGAATGGGCCCTTGAGCAGTACAGAGCATGGAGAGTCGTCCACATGGGCGACCGCCGCACTCCGCCGGTCGGCTCGATGGATGAGCTGATGGCGAGGATGCAGGAAGAGCCGCCCGAGTAGGCGGCACCGGAGAGGAGAAGGAACGTGGCAGGCAAGAGGGCGACCTACACCTGGAAGTACGTGCCGTTCACGGCGGCGGCTCCGCTGGACGAGAAGAAGTTCCGCTCGAAGCCGACCTGCTACTCGGGGATCAACGGCGAACGCGAGCTGATCCGTGAGGGTGTCAGCCGGGTGATCCGCGTGACGGTCTACGAGTGGGACCGGGATGCCGGTCGCTGGATGACCTTCGAGCGCCTGGACCTGAAGAAGGAGATCGACGCGGAGCGCGCGGCGCAGGCCCCGAAGGACGAGAAGTGAGGGCGGCCGTCGCGCTCATGGCGCTGATGACCGGAACCGACACGGTCTACGTCTCCCGTAAGGGCTACCGGTTCCACGAGGACCCGAAGTGCCGGGCGCTCGGGGCCGGTCACATGATCTTCGCCTGCCGGTGCGGTGACCCGTACTGCGGATGCGCCGCAGACGAGGTGCCCGCGCCGGAGCAGATGTCGATCGGCGACGCGGCCGTACGTGATCTGGATCCCTGCGCGGCCTGCTATCCGGGATTCGACCAGCTCGCGGTCCAGCTCGCGAGCGACGATGACTTTGGTCACCGGCCCATCGACGAGTACGGGGCGAACCGGGCGAACGTGAGCCGGATGGTCTGCACCCGGTGTGTCGACTGGAAGTGGGTCAAGGTCCACAACACCGACACGGGTTCTGACGAGTTCTACCGGATGGGCCGACGCGTTCCCTGGCCCTGCATGAGTGCTCAGGTTCTGGGCCTCACCCCCCGCCAAGAGGAACGGATTTCATGAGGACGTACGCGAACGCATATCTGGCCTTTTCCGTGAAGGTCGGAAGTCATTTCAAGGAACTCCTGGAGGACAAGGGCGCGATCCGGAAGTTCAACGAGGAGACGGGCGCCGACCTCGGATACCTGGAGGCCGGGCGGTACAAGAACCAGGAGTTGTTCGTCACCGCGTACTGCGAGGGCGCCGAGCCCCTGGAGCCGAAGCCGGTCGATCTGGCCGCCCTCACCGACGGGCGCGCGGACATCTGGACTGCGCAGATCCGCCGCTTCCTCCAGGGGAACGACATCCCCGCGATCAACGCGATCGGCTTCCGGCTGATCGCGGATCTGGACGACTGATGACCGAGATGAGTCCGCACGGCGAGCTTCTGTTCGCCATCCGAACCATGAAGAACGTCTGCCTCAAGGCGTACGGCGACGAGTGGTCGGTGGCCTACGACGACGGGCCCGAGGACAAGAGCACGGTCGGGGTGCAGGCCGAGGACGGCGTCCTCGTGACGGGCGACGGCGAGGGGACCATGACGGAGGGCGACGCGAAGTTCATCGCCTTGATGGATCCGCTGATGGCGGAAGCCGTGATCGGCCTCCTGGAGGAGGCCCGAGACGGTTTCGCTAGCTGGCAGACGCAGAAACGGGCGCTGCACATCGCCCGTCACGTGAACAGGAAATATCCGGAAGGGGGCTGACGTGGCGCAGGGAAAGCCGCTTGCCGTGGGCGACGTGATTCACGGATTCGCGCAGGGTGCGTTCGGCCGTGACCACTACGACTGCGTGAAGATTGAGGCGGCCGGGCCGGACTGGATCGTCGCCCGCAGCGCGAACGACGTCCTGTCGTTCGCCAGCGGGGTGCGCGACCTGAAGCACCTGATCATGGTCCGCGACGAGGACTCGTGCGACCAGGACGAGTGCCCGGTCGAGAAGAATGTCACGGGCCTGACGGTCCCCGGCGGCTACCGATGAAGATCCACGAGGTGCCGGAGGGGGAAGGGAAAGCGACACTGTGCTGCGGCACCTTCCCTTCTTTCCTCCGGTCGGGCGACATGCTTACCGAGCACCCTGAGATCGTCACGTGCGACAACCGGGTGCCTCTCTGCCCGGACTGCAAGGATGAGGCGGGCTACCTCGGAATGCGCACCGAACCGCCAGGCTTCGGAGTGGGCGAGTCGATTGTCATCCTGAAGGTCGACCCCTGTGCTCACGAGTTCCGGGTGCGGGTCGGACTCGACACGAAGATCAGGCTGGAGAAGAGGCAGACGTGAGCGAAGCAACGGACGGCCTGGGCGAACGCCTGCTGGAGATCCTGGGCCAGGTGAGCCCGAAGAGCGCGAAGAAGCTCTCGGCGGCCGAAGCCCAGATTGCCGTCGAGGCGGTCCTGGACGACGCGGTCGCGCAGCGGTGGATCTCCGAGCAGATGGCCCAGGTGGGAATCAAGGCGGCGGAGTTCCGCAACGGCACCGCGACGATGGACCTGGAGCCCGCCCGCGAGATGGTCGCGATGTGGGTCGGGGCCTGCCGGGGGCTGATCGGAGTCGGTCCCAACTACTCCGAGACGATCCTGACGGACCGCGTGGACCATCTGGCCAGCGTCGGTGACAAGGTCGAGATGGGGGTGAAGGTCGCCGAGTCCACGGACCGCTACATCATCACCGTGCAGCGTGACGCCTTCGGAACGCTCTCGCCGCACGAGGCGAGGGTGCGAGCCGAGGAGGCCATCGCCAAGGTCTGGAAGTGGATCGCCGACGTGAACGACGGCGCCGGGTACGACTCCGGTGATCTGGGGTGGACCCTGGAGAAGAGCGGCTTCCCGCCTCCGCCCGACGAGGAGGACTGATCCCGTGGGGGTGCTGGCCCGCCTGATTCTGGGGTGGCGGCATCACAAGACGGTCGTCCTGTTCGGGGTGCACTGGAGGTATTGCAGCCACCGGTCCCACCGATGGAACCTCCCGTGCTGGAAGTGGCACGTCACGGACGGCTTCTGCGCGAAGCACACGCTCCGGTGCTGGGGCGATCACTGAAAACGGAAGGGGGGGGCATGAGAAACGCGCACAAGATTCTTGATCTCATTCAAGAAAGCGAAAACGGCTTATCTGTTGCCGGGATAGCAGAAAGTCTCAAGATTTCGCGAAGCGAAGTCGGATACGTCCTGAGGCGTTGCCTTGGATATAAAGGCCGTCGAGTGTTGAGACGGGAAGTCCCTCTTGCCAGTGGTGGGCTTTACTTCGTTTACAGCATTGCAGAAGAGAGAAGGGAAGGGGAAACATGAAAGTACTCCTGAAGGGGGTCGTGGGTTCCACGGCCTACGGCCTGAACCACGAGGGTTCCGATGTGGACTACATGGGTGTTTTCGCCGCGCCTGTGAACGAGCTTCTGGGCCTGGACAAGATCGAGGAATCGGTGGTGACGAAGGATCCCGATACCACGTTCCACGAGGCGAAGAAGTTCGTCACGCTCTGCCTGAGCGGCAATCCGTCGGTCTCCGAGCTTCTGTGGCTCGACATGTACGAGCACATGACCGACGAGGGCATGGCCCTGGTCAATCTGCGACGCTCGTTCCTGTCGGCCAAGCGGGTCCGTGACGCCTACCTGGGGTACGCGACCAGCCAGTTCGACCGGCTGAAGAGCCGGGGTGACGGCAGCTTCTCGGCCGATACCCGCAAGCGCACAGAGAAGCATGCCCGGCACCTGGTGCGTCTGGTGGAGCAGGGCTATCACCTGTACCGCTCGGGTGAGCTGGTGGTGAACCTGCGCAGCAACGCCAGTGAGATCGACCCCGAATGGGTCTTCTCGATGGGAAAGAAGATCGCGGATAACCCGCTGTGGGCGGAGCGGTACATGAAGATGGCCGAGGCCCGCTTCGACTCCGCTAAGGCTGCGGTTCCGGAACGCCCCGACAAGGACATCGTCGAGAAGTGGCTGATCCGGGTGCGCCGGGCCGACTGGGGTCTGGGGTGGACGGCGTGAGCGCCGAGGCGGGCCTGCGGGCCGAGATCGACCAGCTCCGCAGTTCGGTGCGTGATGCCCTGCATCTCACGAACGTGAAGGGGCTCGGCGTGGTCTGCGATTCCTGCGGTGCGAAGATCGGCCGGTCCTGCTACGGGAACGGACCCATGGCCTATCCGCACGAGAGCCGCACCCGCCTGGCCTCGGAGCAGGTCCGGCGGATTCTGCTGGATGCTTTGAAGGCGGGAGTGCCGTCATGATCAATGAGTTCCGCGTATCGGTCGACGGCACGCTGTTCGCCTTCTACGATCCGGGCAACGGCCCGTGGTTCGCGCCAAAGCCCCCGCTGGAGGAATGGACTCCGAACCCGGACTTCGAGGGATGGGGTGTTCCCGAGCCGTGGATGAAGGGCCGGTTCGTCGGGTCCGACAAGATCGACGGGTTCGGGTTCGAGTGGATCCGGTTCCTGCCGGTTCACCTGGCCGCCCGCGAGGTGCTGCGCCTGGTCGCCGACTGGGCCGAGGGTGAGGACGGCGGGGATCCTGCGGTGGGGCGCCTGCTGCACCAGCTCGAACGCAAGGGGTACAAGCTGCCCGAGGGTGACGATGACGAGTGAACCGCCGGACCTGAATCACCGGCTCCGACAGTTCGCGGTGGCGGCAGAAGTCCTGATCGAGGCGTACGGCGACATCGTGAAAGAAGGCCAGCCCCGCGATCCGGGGCTGGCTGCCGCCGCTTTCCGGGACGTGAGCGGCCTGGTGAACGCTTTGTCCCGGGCCGGTATCGATGCGCTTCCGTGCAGTGGTGCCGATGTGAACAGGCTGGCCCGGCGGGAACGGGTTCGTGTGAGACTTCCCTGAGGGGTGAAAACTCTGGGAAACTGGAGCTACGAAGCAGCGGAAAAGGAGAAGGAAACGTGAAGAAGTCTTTGCACCCCATGTGGCCCGAGGCCCCCGAGAATCTAGCCCAGCGCCTGCTCCACACTCTCGACATCTTCGAGGGTGAGGGGAGCGACATGCGCATCATCGACGCCACCACCAATCAGTACGCCCCCCACGGGGAGCAGCACTCCTGGACGGGCCTCACTCTCGGGGATCTGCGGGTGATCGCCGACGTGATGGTGGGGCAGGTGTACACGCTGGCCGATCACAACAAGGGCTGCCAGTTCGCCTACACGGGCGAGGCGGGCCCCCGGAAGTGCTGCCGCTGCGGCACCCCGCTGAAGGACTACGGCGACGGGGACTGCCCGAGGGCGGTATCCCGGTGAGCCTGCCTGACCTGGAGAAGACCGACGAACTGGTGGAAGCTCTCCGTGAGCTGGACAAGCTCCGGGCCGACCTCTTTGCGGAGGGGCTGGATCTGGAGCAGTTCCAGGAAATCGTCGAGGCGGTTCGCAAGGTGGACGCCGAGACCGTGGGCGCTATTCACCAGCACCGAATCCGCGAGTTCTATCCGTACTTCCCTGAGAGCTTCCAGGCCGAGGAAGACGGATACGAGGCGGCCGAGAAGCGGCTCCGTGCCGAAATTCCGAAGGAGGAAAATCTGTGAGCGAGGACATCCCGTCGGACAACGAGGACACGATCAGCGTGCCCGTGCCGGACCAGAAGGCCATCGAGACCACGGAGGAGAAGGACGTCGAGGTCGAGAAGATGGCCCGGGACATGGCCGATGTGCACGCGGTCATGGAGACGCTGGAGCGCACTCTGACGGTCGCCATGGCGGCCTTCGAGGAGCTGAAGCGGGTCGTGTTCGGCGAGGAGGAGACGGTGGTCCACGCCTGCCCGCCGGGAAGCTCCGGCCTGATGCCCTGCTGCGGCCGGAATCCGATGGACGTCCCCCTCACCGAACGGATTTCCCTCGACGGCACGATGGTGACCTGCAAGGGTTTCCCGAGGTGACAATGCGGGAGGGCCGCATCATCTGCGACCACTGCGGCGAGGAGATTCCCCAGCTCCAGTACCGGCACACCTGGATCGGGCCGGTCGTCGGCCGGAACGAACCCCGCCGTCACTACCACCTGGCGCGCGAGTACCCGGAATGCAGGATGGTGGGCGGCGCCGACCCCATGCCGGGGGAAGTGGCGGAGTCACCCTGAAGGCCAGAGCGGAGAGAAAGTGGTCAGTTACCGGGGCCGGGCGGCGATCCGGTTCTGCTGCGCGGCGGTATGCACGGCCATTGGGGTCCTGTTTGCCGTCGCCTCCGTCTGGTTCATGTCCTTTGTCGCCCTGTATTCGGCATCCTTCCTGATCTGGCGGGGATTCAGGATTCACGGCAAGGGGATTCGCCTAGAGAGGGAAAAGGTTTGGTGGTCCAAGGCAAAGAAAGGCGTTGAGCAGGATCCGCTGGATCCCTGCTGCATGCCGTTCGGAGAGACCGGGTTCCGCCATGACGAGCCGAGCTGCACCCGGTACAGGTACCTGAGACCAAAGCCGATCACCAGAGAGGAAAGGCTGGAGATCGACCGGAAGTGGAATGAGATCATCTCTCACATGAGTGATCCGGAATACGGAGAAGAAGCGTAATGCTGGAAGACCTGAACACGGTGCACGACCTGACGGAGAAGATCAAGAAACTGCGGGCCGGTGAACAGCCGGGCAGTCAGGAGGGTGCGGAGCCCACCCCCGGGCAGTGGTGGGGGCGGCTCCTCGACATGGACGAGAAGAACCGCATCCGGACTCTGGGCAGGATCCTGAGCAGTGCCACCGAAGGCATGCAGTGCTCGGTGCAGATGCACAAGGACGACCTGGCGAGGCAGGGGGAGATCCTGGCCCGGATGGCGGAGCAGAACCGCCAGTGGAACACAGCCCGCAGGCTGATCACCACGTACGTCGGCACCCTCCGCAAGGACCAGAAGGGCGCGATCGAGCGCGGTACGGTCGCCGACCGGCTGGAGTTGTTCCTGGTGACGGGCGAGGCGCGCGCGGAGGGCGTCGCCCGGCGTATTCTCTGCGGGCACAAGTGGACGGAGGCTGGCCGCACGTTCGAGTGCGCCGAGCCCGTCAGCTCGGACGGCCTGCACCAGGGGGAGCACTACGCGTACGTGCGCGAGGGCGCGGCGGCCGACGAGGAACTTCGGATCCGTTACCTGGAGGACGAGAACGATGAGCTGCGAAGGCGGCTCGGGCTTCCACTCAACCGGCGCATCACCTGAGAAGGAACCACGGTTGGACTGGTTCACCGAACTGTGGTGGATCGTTTTCCGGTGGCCGGAGGAAGAACGAGAGAAGGCCCGCCGCGACATCAACGCTCAGCAGCGCGAGAGGGAAAAGCCTCGTGGCTGAGCATGCGGCACCCAGAAAGAGAGGGATGCGCGAGAGGTGGAAGCAGTTCACCCGCTGCCTCCGCTGGCGCATCAGCAAGGACATCTCGGAAAGGTGGGGCGGATGGCGCCCCTGAAGGGAAGAGCGTGGAGAGATTTACGGCCGTCGGCCGCTGGGACGGAGAGCACTGGGTCGTCTCGGTGGACAAACCACCGAACTTCGGATCGGCCGAAGCCAAGGGCCACAGCAGGACCGAAGCGCAGGACGGTGCGACCGAGCTGCTGGCGATCCTGCTCGACCACAGGAACTTCACCGTCGAGGTGACCTTCGAAGAGGAGAGCCATGGCTGAAACGCGAGACCCCGAATCGGACCAGCCGCTTCCCGAGCCGGGCGGCTTTCCCGTGCAGGCCGTCCTGATCGAGGCCCTGAAGCAGCGGATGGCGTTCGGGCTGAAGAAGTACGGCAGGCCGCTGGAGACCGACAACGGCCGCGACCCGCTGCGCGACATGTGGGAAGAGATGCTGGACATGGTCTCGTACTTCACCCAGTACGTCCTGGAGCAGGGCACCGTGCTTCCCGGGCTGGAGCAGTTCACGCGGAACCCTGAACCCGGGCGGGCGCTGTCGGAAGGTTCGGGCCCGGCCGCCGGGGCGCTCGTGGGAGCCATCCCGGAGATCTGCCCGATGTGCAGGCATGAGCCTCACGCCCCGGGGCGCTGCCGGTCACAGGCTCTGAACCTGGGGTGCGGCTGCCTCTGCGAGTAGGTATGCCGAAGGCCCGGCCTGTAGGAACAAGGCCGGGCCTTCGGTGCCTGCACGGTCAGACGGTGTAGGGAACCGTCACTGCCTGGCTGGCGCCGCGCGTCGCGTTGTCGTCGTCGGTGACCACAAGGGTGTAGTCGCCCGCCGTCGCGTAGACGTACGTGGTGACAGTCGTGCCGTCACCCGGGTTGGCCAGAACGGGGCTGCCGTCGCCCGGGTCGACCGAGACCGGGCCCTCGCCCTTGTTGTCGACCGTGACGGAGACCGTCATGCGCGTCGTGTCGGTCGTGTCCTCGGCGACCGTGAGGGCCAGCGGGTCGGGCTGCGGGTCCGTCTCGGGGACGGCCGGGCCGGTGTTGATCTGTACGGTCGCGGTGCCCGCCGGTACGACGTCGATCGCGAGGGTCGCGGGCGGCAGGTCCGGGGCGTCGGTCACGGTCACCGTGAGGACGGTGCTGCCGGGGGCGCCGGAGATGACCCAGCCCTTCTGGTCGTCACCCGCGTCGAGAACGACGGTGGCCACGGTCTCGTCGGCGACGCTCCACTCCACGGTCGCGTCGGTCGGGTAGCCCGCCGCGTCGCGCGTGTCGATCGCCACGCTGAACTTCTCGCCAGTGTTGATCTGCACGGTCTCTCCTTCTTGTGCGGGATGCTTTGGCCACCCCACGTCGGAACTTTCCCCAACGGGAGGGCCGACTCGGATTGCGAGCCGGGTTATGCCCACAAGCCACCCGTAGAAGCGGTTCGCCCTTTCCAGCATGACTGCCGTCTGGGCGCTGCTCCCCTCCTCTTCCGGGAGGGTGGTGGCGAAGGTCTTCACCGACTCCCGGAGGGCGTTGATCCTGAGATCGAGCCTCTGGTCGGGTGATACCACGGTCACTCCTCGTCTCTCATGAGGAGCGTACGGCATCAGTGAACGACTCGCCCAACAGCGGGATGACCAGCAGGGAAAGCCTCAAGGTGCGGAACCGGGACGGTTGTTCGGAAGAACCGATTTCATAATGAGGCCGGTATAAGATACCGTAGACGTTATGAGAGCACTGCGAAGGCCCGCTCCGGCGAGCGACGACACGACACCCGAACGAGACCTGTCGTACTCCATCGCGCAGAGCGTCTATGAGCTGCGGATACAGGAAGGCATCTCCCAGGAGGAGCTGGCCGCACGAGTCGGCACCAAGCAGCCCAGGATCTCCGTGGTGGAAAGCGCCCGGGGCCTGCCCTCGGTCCCCCTGCTCCTGCGCATCGCCAAGGCATTCGGCAGGAGGCTCGTCATCCGATTCGAGAAAACAGGAGAAGAAGAATGAAGGCCCGGATCGACTTCATGAGGCACCACCTGCTGAAGGCGGCGGTGCCCGTCGCGGCAGCGTCCATGGTGGCCAGCGACATACGGGGAAGGTCGTGGGTCCTCGACACGGGCTCCCTCGTCGGAATGCTCGTGGCCTTCGCCCTGTTCCTCGCAGCGCTCGGTCACGCCCGCAAGGCCCATGCCTGTGAGAGGTGCATCCCCAAGTCGGCGGACGTCCTGAAGCGCCCCCTGTACCGGGCGTGGAAGAAGTACAGCGACTGGGGCATCGTCCCGCCGGTCATCTACGTCGCCGCGACCGTCATCTCCATGCCGCTGATGTTCGAAAAGGGGACCGGCCGGGAGTCTCAGTTCAACTGGGGCCCCAGCCTCAGCATCATCTCGATGTTCCTGGTCATCGCGCTCCACGTGGCCACGGTCCGGTTCCGCCGGGTGAACCACCCGGGCGCCGGAATCTGGAACCCGGTGCGCTCCTTCATCGACGGCCAGGGCCGGGGTCAGTGGCTGCGGCACAACGGGCACTGGGTCGTCGTCGGAATGGCCGTGGTGGTCTCGGTGACCTCCTTCACGCCGGTCTCCGGAGGGTGGGGTGCCGCGCAGAGCGTGATCTTCGTCGGCTTCCTGTTGGCTGCCTACGCGAACCACCGGCACAGCATGTCGCTCTGCGAGCAGTGCGTTACCGAGTTCCGGACCGACGCCCCGGAGTACGCGGCCCAGCGGACCGGGCGCTTCCGGGTGGCTCACCGGTACGGCTGGTTCCCTATGGTGGTGACGCTGGGCCTCATGGGCTCGGACGCGTTCGTGGACGCCCCGTACGACCTGTACTTCATGCCGGTGAGCTTCGGTCTGATCGCCTGCTTCACCCTGCTGGAGCGTTTCCACTGCTCGTACCAGCCGTGGTGCCCGTACTGCCACGGAGGCGGAGGCGGGGGCGGTCACGCGGAAGCTGTTCCGGACCCCTCGGGCGGTCACGGGCGACCCCTTCCGGTGGCCTGAAAGACCCCGGAAAATCCGGAAGCCCCCACCTTGCGGCGGGGGCTCTTCGGAAAGGAGAAGAAACGTGGCCGTGACGGAGTCCTGGGGGGACTCACACAAGGACGGTTCCTTCTTGGGCGGGGAGGGTGAATCCTCGCCACGTCTGTAAAGATACCCGACTCGTGGGGCTTTACGCCAGCTCCTCCATGGTCAACGCGAAGAAGACCCCTCGGTCGCACATCGAGGGGTCTTCTTGCTGCCCGGCAGGAACGGTGACCGGGCAGGGGCGGTGGGATCAATCCCGGGTCACCCGCCGCCCGGCTTCACCGGCTTCAGGATCCCGAGGGACCCGACACCGAGCCGCCTCCGATGGAGGCCATGGACAGCGCCGCCTCTTCGCCCGTACCCAGCGACGCAGCGACCGCCGACGCGTCGATACCGGCAGCGCCGATGATCGAGCGAACGCGGTACTGGATGTCGTCGTGGGAGAACGAGCCCTCGAAGGCGTTGATCTCGCCGCCGCCGAGCGCACGGCCCGTGTCACCCATCACGCGGACCTCGGGGGTCTCGTGCCCGCGCAGGAACGCGGTCACGATGGCCGGGCCCCTCTCCGTCTGGCCACCGGCCGGAACCAGGTACCAGGTCGTCGCGGCGTTCGCCGAGGAGTCGATGAGCGGCAGCCACGGGGACTCCACGACCGTGAAGCGGCCCGCGATCGGCGAGGAGATGTTCTGGCGGATCTCCGAACCGTCGGACGCCTGGCGCACCCGGAGGTACGTGGTGCCCTGAGCGATCTCCTGCGCCGTGAGCGCGAGGCTCGGCGGCACCAGGAGCACGAAGTTCTGCACACGGACCTGACGGCCTGCGACCTGCCGCATGCCGATGTAGTTGATCGCGTGCTCCAGCGAGTCCAGCGTGAGCGCCGGGTTGCCGGGGATGAAGTTGCCCGCCGGAGCCTGGCCGCCGAAGTCCTCGGTCGTGTTGAAGAAGTCGGGGTTCGGGCCCGTCGAAGTGGCCAGAACACCGGTCGTCAGCACGTCCTCGGTGTCACGCGCCCACCGCGCCATCTCGGTGGGGAGCTGCGAGAGAACCCGCAGCTCATCGTTCATGAAGGCTTCCCAACTGAAGGGGAACCTCGCACCGTACTTGTTGACGAAGTAGTCCGTACCCTCGGTCGTGAGGTTGAAGGTCGGGTACTCCGTCAGCTCCGGGATCCTGGGGAGGGCCCGGACGTGGCGCTCGGCGCCGCCGTTGTAGTCGGTCGTCTGCGCCTGACCGGCGACCGTGTCCCAGCGGACCATGCGCGCCGGGCGGAAGTCCGGAACGGTGGTGCGCACCGAGAACGTCGGCCACTGCTGCGGCAGCTCGGCGTACTGCCCGAGCATCGACGCCTGCGAGATGGACTGGAACAGGAGCGGGAAGTCGCCGCTGGAGACGGCCTCGCGCAGACGGCCCATCGCGACCGGGGCGCCGAACTCCGCCTCGCGCTTGAGGCGAAGGAACTCGACTGCCTTGTTCAGCTTGAGCAGACGGGAGTCGGCGTTCTCGCGGATCGCGACACGGCGCTTGCCGTGGGCCTCGGCGATGCGCTCGAACTCGGGGTTCGTCGTCGCCTTGATTCCGTCGAGGAGGTTGATCGAGGTCATGTCTTGGAGCCTCCCTTCAGGATCCGGTGGCGAGCTTGTCGGCCACGGCGTTGGCGTCGCCCGGGGTGGGCTGGACGACTCGGACGATCGGCACACCGGCCGTGGTCTGGCCGACGATCACACCGAACCAGCCGTCGGCCTCGGAGTTCACGACCAGAGTGGCGCGGTCGTCGCCAGCGGCGACGTTGATGCCGACCGGCGTTCCCGAACCCATGGTCTCCGCGTCCCAGCCGGTGACCGGGAAGGCGAAGGCACCGGTCAGGGCGATCGACGCCCAGCCCGGCTCCAGGGAGTTCGAGGGGTTGCGGGTCTGGGTGACCGTGGTCCCGCCGACCGAGTAGGAGATGGGCTTGCCGCCGACCTCCTGCGCGAAACCGACGATGGAGCCGATCTTGACCGGGTCGCCATTGATCGTCGGGTCGTCGTTGACGGCGGGGTCGCTGCCCCGCAGCGGGAGCGGAAGGGAGATCCAGTCCGCGAACTTGAACATCTCGTTCGTGGCCATCAGTACGCGCCTCCCTTCAGCAGGTCGCGGATCTCGTTGAGATCACTGTCGTTGGACGAGTTCGACGAGGAGTACGTGGACTCGGTGAGTCCGAGGTGCGAGGACTCCCGGCCGCTCTCGTTCAGGGCGTCCCGCTCGGTCTCGCGGCGGAGCTGCTTCAGGTACTCACGCTCGTGCGTGATCGCCTCGTGCAGGTCCTGGTCGGGACGGTGGGACTTCGCGATGCGGATCATCGAGGGCAGGGGCAGCTTGGCCTCCAGCAGCTCGCTGAGCACATCGCCCGTCGACTTGGACTCCTTGAGAGCCTTGTCGGCGGTCTCGGCGCGGTCCCGGAGGTAGGTGATCGCCTCCTGGAGCTTCCCGTTCTCACGGGCCTGCTTCTCCGACTCACGGCGAGCTTCCTGAAGCTGCGTCGCCATGCGCGCCACGTCGACAGAAAGCTGCTCGACGCGGTCGGAGAGGGTTTCCTTCATCGCGGCGACCTCGCTGAGGAGGGCACCGGTTCCGATGGTGGACGGGATCGCGGTTGCGGCCGTGGAAGCGGCGGCGCTCGCGGTCTGCTCGGCCGGAGGGGACTCCGGCGTGGCCGACTCGGTCATAGTGACGAGCCTTCCTCCCGCTCCAGCGCGGGTGACGACGTCAACGGAGAGTCCGTGCTCGATGCTGCGAACGATCCGCTGCCCCGAACTGGTCTCTTCGATCTGGCCTGCCGCACGAATCGACAGACCGATTACCTTGTGCAGTTCCTTCGCGAGTGGCTTGGCCTTGTCGGTGAACTGGATCCGGGAGAAGAGTCCTCGCCCGTCAGCAGTTTCCTCGAATGCGGCGTCGTCGAGCAGGAAACCTGCGATGTCCAGAACGCTTCGCTCAGGGCGGTCCACGTCTTCGGACCCGGAAGGGTGATCGAAGTAGATGTGGGTTCCTGCGGGAAAGGCTCTCGGGCCATCACGCTTCAGCACTTCTGCCGGATAGTACCCGCTGGACCCCTGGACGTCGGCTGCGATGAGCAGCGCTCGCCAGATGCCCTTCTCCGGAGACTGGGGGTCAGTCGCCAGAAGCGCGGTTTCCCGCAGTGTTTCCTGAGACATGAGCCCCCTCACTGATCAACGATGAGGCACAGCGTAATAGCATCGCGGGTCAAAAGTCCCGGCAGGATGCTATGAAGTTCACTCGTCCCGCAGTTCGTGGTCTGCGTAGGACATTGGTTCCGGCTGCTTCGGTGCTCCGGTTGAACGCGAATTTCCCGCCTTCAAAGGTGCGGGGGCACCAGGTCCACCCGTTCCCGATGTATCAGTTGTCGGGGAATTATCGGGAGTTTCCGATGAGTTAGCCGTTTCCTGCTCCGGAGGCTGACCCTGGCCGCTGCCCCCGGCGACGTACGGAAGTTCTTCCACATCGGGTGCTTCGCGCGGGAAGTCCTCCCACTTGTCACCCCACGCATCCACGACCATCGCGCGCGCCTCGTCGGCCGAGAACAGTCCGAGCCGGATCGCCATGTCGAGCGCCTGGAGCCTGCGGTGCACGGGCTCCTCGGAGATTTCGGGCCAGCGCAGCCGGATTTTCAGGCCCAGCACCTTGAAGATGGCGCGGAACATCTCGTCCATCACCTTCTGACGGGCCTGCATCACCAGAATCGTGGAAGTGTCCAGAGAGGTCGCCGCCGCATTGTTCGCGATGGAGGGGTCCTCCAGGAGGGCGGGAAGCGGCACGTCGAGGGCTGCTGCGATCATCGCGGCCAGCGGGCGTCCCGCATCGAAGTCGACCTTCGTGTTGCCGCCGACAGCAGAGAGATCCTGGCCCGAGCCGAGCACGGCGGAGGCGCCGATGTTCAGGGGCTGGCCGGTGGCCGGGTCGGTGCGCGGGGCCTGCGCCATCGCGGAAGCCGTGCGGCGCACGGAGCGCGACTTGTCGGACGTGACCTTCCAGGCGAAGCGCGCGTATGCCTTGGTGAGGGTCGAGCAGTTCTCCAGGTACTCCTTGTACGCCTTCGTCCACCAGACGGCAGGCAGCACATCGGGGATTCCCCACCGCCAGCCCGTGAGCCGGTTGAAGGGAACGTGGACCAGCACCTTCGTGTGGTCGACGGGGTCCCCGGCGATCTGAGCGGTTCCCCGGTTGCGGCCCATGGCCCGCAGACCGGCAGGGGTCGGGTACCAGACATCCCTGAAAGAGAACCCGGCGCGGGTGCTTCCACCTGAAGCGCTGTCCCGGTCGGCCCGCATCCAGGTGCGCCCCCGGGCCGCCGCCTTCGGGGCGGTGATGGGACTCAGCTCGATTCCGGCCTCGAAGTCCATCTCCAGGTCCCAGTCGTTCCAGGTCCGCCGGATGTACAGCAGGCGCTCCCGGTTACCCCGCTGGCTCACCCCCTCGGTGATCTCCTCGAAGGGGACGCGCAGCACTTCTTTGGTGCGGCGGTCCACGAGGAAGAAGAGGTTCCCGTCGGTGCCCGAGGTGCGCTCCAGTTCGAGCTGGGCCAGGGTGCCCGTCAGGACTTCCTCGATCCCCTCGGGGAGTTCCGGTTCGACGTTCACCGTCCTGGGGCGGCCGGGCCCCTGGATGAACTCCTTCGGCACGACGGAGACACCCGACCCCCAGACGTATCCGGTGCGCACCCGCAGGCCACGGCCGACGAGCGGATTCACCGTGGCGACGGCCCGGCACAACTCGCTCGCGTGATGCAGGGCGTCCAGGGTGAAGGAGTTCGCGCTGTCGGAAAGGCCCATCAGGGGGCGCCAGCCGATGTCCTCCAGGGCGAGCTGAGCGCGGCCGAACTCGCCCGCCTCCCGCATCTCCTCGGAGACGAATCCCGTCAGCTCCTCATTGCGAGCTTCGAGATTGCTCACGAGAGTCTGCATTTCCGTGATCGTCATCTCTTCGACGGGCTTGGACATCTGCATGCGATCACCTTAACCGTTCGTTTGACCAGGCGACCTGCGGCTGCCAGGCGAGTTTCCCCGGGATTGGCGCACCTTTTCCAGGAGGGCGATGGCATTGTCGCAGGAATCCG